ACAACTAAAAATCCCACAACTATTTACGCGTCAGGTTCTGGAAACATCGGTCTGGCTTACAGAAGGATTTAAACGTGTCGGTGCATATTGGTCACATTCTTGAGTCTATTGATAACGACAGGCTTCCTGGCGTATCTGTTTCCGTTGAGGTAGCAGGAACTGTAAACCATAACCTACTTCAGTGGGATTTTTTCGTTGCCAGAACTGGTGTAAGAACAAACACACAACCGATAACTGAGATCCCAAGAAATAAAATTGGGCATGACGCTCCAGCATTTACTGACGATTTTTACAATCATATCTTGATAGAGCCGAAGATGATCGATGTCGGAAATCTTGCCAGCAACCAGGTTCACGTAATCAATATATTCAATGGGTACTTTACACAGAAGACATTATCAGGTATTGCCCAAAGTAATTCTACAGGTATCAACGCATCTGGATTAACATTCCCTTCAGTGTTTGGAGCGTTAGGATCTAAACAATTGGCTTTGTCTGTTACAACAGAAGGCCCAGCAACAATTGATGCGGCTTACCTGTTCAACTGGTTAACGCCTTCAGACGATGCAGAAGCCTACGTTAGAGGTGTCAGGTTAGTATCTCTACCTTACCAAGCTGAAGCCCCTTGGAGTGAAACCCTTGAATGGTTGACTGTGCTTATCACAGCTAATAACGGCTTTGAGCAAAGACGCAGATTAAGAACATCTCCAAGGCAAAGTTATTCAGGCAGTTACTCTATACCACCAAGCGAGTTAGCGAGAGCATTCAACTTGACTCAAGGTTGGAAGTTCCGCATCTGGGGCGTTCCGATTTGGTCAGAAGTACAGATATTGGGAACTGTGGACTCAGGTCAAACAGATATACCATGTCAGGTAGGTACGTCAGATTTGAGAGAAGGTGGTTTGGTAGTTGTTTGGGAGGGCAACAATAGTATGGAAATTCTGGAGATATTGACTATAGGTACTGCATCTATCACGCTTAAAGTTGGAGTCGCAGCAAACTACTCCAGACCACTACTTTGCCCAGTAAGATCCGCTTATGTAGATGGAAACATATCTCGTAAAACTTCTGGTTCATACTCAATGCTGAATATCAACTTTAAGGTTAATGACAACATTTCTTTACCTGAGGTCGCTCCTCAGCAGTACAAAGGTAACGACATATATTTTGATAACTCTCTGCTAACTGGGGAGTACGTAACTGACAGTGTTACATCCAGAGATGATATACTTGACTATAGCACTGGACTAACATCAAGAAGTATGCCTTGGACACATTCTAAACAGGCCAGAACAATACGGTTAAGGCGCCAAGGTCTGCCAGCAACGTGGGAGTTGCGCAAGTTCCTACATAGGCGCGCTGGTAAGTTGAGACCTTTCTGGACACCAACATTTGAAGATAATATGGTAAAAGTATCTACAGGTTTGATAATTAGTTCCATTGATGTCAGGTCTCCTGGGTACGCCTCTCTGGTTCCTTACAGATCTGATATTGCAATACAGTTGAAAAATGGCTCATGGCTGGCTAGGGGCGTAAACGGTATTGAGACTCTATCTGGAGGTGACTTAAGGTTAAGTTTAGATATACCAATTAACGTGGAATCGGATACAGTGGATAAGGTTTCGTACCTCACACTGCAAAGACTTGACACTGACAGAGTAGAAATACATTGGCCTGGAAATGCAGTTGCTGAGTGCAGCCTGCCAATACTGGAGATATTAGGATGAGTTATGATTCTATTGAATTAAGTGCATTTGAATCCAGCCCTATAGAGTTGTTTACATTTGTAAGAGGAAATGAGACATGGCGGTTTACTGACGCTGACGCTGACATAGGTTTGTTAAGCGGAACGTACACAGCTATACCTATCTCAAGGTCTTCTATTGAGCACACTGTTGACATAAGTAGGAACCCAATTACAATCACACTTGGGCATACCAACCCCATGCTGGAACCATTTAAAAGTGCACCACCGACAGACATAACCTTAGTTACAATAAATAAGATACATGCAGGATCAGATGCCATATTGGTAACATGGTTGGGCAGAGTGACCAATGTAAAGTTTACCGAGAACGAGGCTGAATTATCCTGTGAGCCTACATTTACGTCTTTGAAAAGAGCTGCGCTTAGGAGGAGGTATCAAACAAGCTGCCCTCACGTACTGTACAGCACACCTTGCGGAGCGCTTAGGGTTAATTACGAGTGCAACACCACCATACTTACATCAATTGGGTTGGTGGTTACATCTGCAGACTTTGGGACACACCCTGACGGACACTTTAGTGGTGGATTTATTGAGGTGGACGTTAATGGTATTATTTTCAGGAGAGATATATCAAATCATGTAGGTACAGACTTAACATTGAATCTTCCTCTACCAGCTAATATAGGTAGACCAATAGTAAAAGCTTACCCAGGATGTGATCATTCTTTAGCAACATGCCACACAAAGTTCGTAAATGAGGTAAACTTCGGTGGTCAGCCGTTTTATAGGTCTAAAAATCCTATGAATGGCACTCAAATATTTTAAGGTGGAATAGTGGGATTCTTCGTTCAATTACTTATTGCTGTTGTTATTGCCATAGTTACAGCTCCAAAGCCTACGGTTCCAAAACCTGCGTCTCTAACTGATTTGGATATGCCCACAGCTGAACCAGGAAGGAACCTACCAGTGATATTTGGTACTGTCTTAATGAAAGACCCTAACGTTGTTTGGTATGGCGATTTCGAATTAACAGCAATATTAGATAATAGTGGTAAAGGATGATATATTAATGTTGATTACTACAGCCCATGCCAGGTCAATAATGGGCCCCAACCAAAAAGGGTACTGTGCAAAAGGTATGCGATTATTTTCTGATCGGCACGGGTTAGATTTCAAAGCTTTTTGTGAAGGTGGCATTGAAGAAGAGTTGTTGCTGGCTACTGGTGATGATATGGCAGTTAAAGTTGTAGCAGAGGCTCATAAAAATGGGTAGGCAGATATTAGGTTATAGGTACTACCTTGGTATGCATATGGCGATATGTCATGGGCCAGTTGATGCTTTTTTAAGAATTGATGTAGGAAGTAAAGAAGCGTGGTCAGGTAACATAACGGCTTCTTCTACTATAGCCATCAATAAGCCTGACTTGTTCGGTGGTGACAAGAAAGAAGGTGGCGTGTATGGTTCTGTAGACTTGGCTTTTGGTGAGCCAACGCAGCAAAAGAACGAGTACCTAATAAGGCAACTTGACCCTGTAACCAGAATAATCCCAGCCTTTAGGGGAATAACCTGCGCTATCGCTAAGCAGTGTTACGTCACAGCAAATAGCCCATACCCAAAACCTTGGGCGTTTCTGCTTAAAAGAACGCCAATGAAATCATGGCAGCCTGCTTTGGCAGCCATCGGAGGAAGCGCAAACCCAATTCACATTATCTATGAATCCATTACAAGCCTTGAGTGGGGTATGGGCTACCCGTCAAGTAGTATAGATGAGACAACATTCGCATTGGCAGCAGCAAAGTGCTTCTCTGAAGGCCTCGGACTTAGTATGTCACTATCAGCTCAAGAGACTATTGAAGCCTTCATACAGCTTGTATTGAGTCATATTAATGGTATTCTTTACACTTTGCCAGACACAGGGCAGTTTGCAGTTAAATTATTACGAGATGATTATTCTTTAGTAGGGATGAAGCATTTTGATGAGTCAAATATCGTCAAGCTGGAATCTTTTGAGAGACCATCACCAGCTGAAATGGTCAATGAGATTATTGTGGTTTATAGACCTCAGGGGTCAGCATCAGATGACAGTGTAGCCGTACAAGCCTTGGCAGCTATACAGTCTCAGAGTGGAACTATTTCACAGACTAGGCAATATCCTGGCATTGATAATGCCACCAACGCAGCTAGAGTAGCTATGCGTGACCTTAGGCAGGTCTCAACCCCCCTGTCGAGAATCTCTATGACTGTAAATCGGTCAGGTTGGGACCTTTCTGTGGGCGATGTAGTTTCATTCAGCTGGTTGGCCTTAGGTATTACACAACTTGTCTTAAGAGTTCTGAAAGTAAATCTTGGTGACGCTTCATCTGGGCACATCATAATTGACGCAGCTGAAGATATTTTTGGGTTGCCATCTTCAACGTATATTTCTCCAGTGACTAATCTTTGGGTAGACCAACCAGATACTGCAACGGTAGCTGATTCAAGGAAAGTTTTTGAAGCGACCTACTGGGATACACAAACATCAATGTCTACTGCAGACCTTGCCTACCTAACAACAACATCAGCATTTTTATTGGCTGTTGCTGCTAAGCCTTCAGCTGTAAATGTTAGTTATGACCTGTACACTCAATCAGGCTCCACAGCATACAAACTTGCGGCATCTAACTTATTCTGCCCAACTCTCACTGTTACAAACGACCTAACTAAGACGAGTACTGTAATCCCTTATGTATCGTCTACAGGGGTATTGTCTGGAGTAGAGATTGGGGGGTATGCTTACATTGATAGTGAAGCGGTTCGTATTGACGCAATAAGCGAAGGTACTCAGACCATAACGATAGCTAGAGGTTGTATAGATACAGTGCCAGAGACTCATTTGGCAAACTCTAAGATATTCGTAGTATCCTCAAACTTCTCGTTTGATACCACAGAGTACCTAACTGGTGAGACAGTAAGTGCAAAGGTAAGGACTAGAACATCATCAAACTTACTGAGTGAATCTATGGCACCTACTGATACTTTAGTTATGGTAGGTAGGTACAGTAAGCCTTACCCTCCAGGGCAATTCAAGATAAATGCTTCTTACTACCCAGAGGTAGTTAATGTGTCTATTGAGGTTACATGGTCTCACAGAGACAGACTACTGCAATTGGCTTCGATTGTAGGTACCTTGGCTGGAAACATTGGGCCTGAGCCAGGCACCACATATAGAGTCAGAGCATATCGCGTTAGCAGTGGAGCTCTGTTACAATCTCTGACTGGGATAACAACAACTAACGCAACGTTGGCTCTACCTTCAGGAACCTACAATGTCAGGGTGGAACTTGAGTCAGTAGTGGGTGGAGTAGTCAGTCTTCAAAAACATACACACACTTTCCAGTACGCAAACCCGACAGCAACACGAATTACTGAAGATGGTAATAGACGTGTAACTGAAAACTTAGATGTAAGGCATCAGGAGTAAGAAATGGCAGATGTAAAAATATCAGACCTAGTAGCAGCAACAGCTTTAACTGGCACTGAGCTCTTTGAAATCGTTCAAGGAGGGGTCAGTAAAAGTATCACCACTGCAAAAATTGCAGACGAGGTAGAAGCCTTGGGGCAGTATAGCTCCCTAGTCGGTGATGGAGTTGCTGTCAACATATCGGTAAACCACAACCTAAATTCAAGAAACGTTCACGTTTCTGTTAGGCGAAGCACTACCCCTTGGGACCAAGTGATTGTTGATAACGAAGCAACTACAGTCAACTCTATTACTCTGAAGTTTGGTGCAACTGCTCCAAACACTGACTCATTTATCGCAACAGTATCAAAATGATATTCTTTGGTGGTATTACTATTAGTGGAGGCAGGATTAGAGGGCTTCAGTCCGCTGTATTCTCAGATGAAGCTGTTCCAAAAGCTGACGTAGCTGTGCAACTTAAAAGAGTGCAGACTTTAGTGGCTCAGTCTGGGGCTGTAACATGTGATTGGTCTCTCTATGACGAGTATAGAATATCAACAACTGGGCCAATAAGCTTAACATTTACTGGAGCCACTGATGGGCAGGGTTGTATTCTAACCCTTAAAGGTGGAAATGCTGCTAGTCTTCCTGTAAACGTGAGGTTTAACAGTGTTTCACTTATCTATTATCCAACCACAGGTCCAGGGGCTATTGATAAGTTGGGGTTCTTCTATGATTTATCAGAGCTGAAGTATGACCTTGTCTCA